GGGCATGCGGATACTGCGCTTACAGCAGAGTTAGTTGGGCTGACGTACTACAGAAGTATACCTTTGGTAGCGACTGATGATACTGACTACTTTTGGTTTTACCTAGACAGTTCAACAGGTCTTATTAAAGGGTATACTGACGAAACTCTGGCTACAGAAATTACCGCTACAGACGATCTGAGTGGTTTTACCGCCATCCCAATACTAGTTATCGGGTATTAGACGACAAAAACAACTGATGGCAACAGTGGTTATCTTTATATGGTAGCCGCTGTTGTCGTTTGCTCATATACAAAGAAATGAGGTCAAGAATGAGCGAGAAATTATATGTTAGGTTAAAACCCTATGATAAACAGGCTGGTTGTTTAGTTAAGAGATACCTTTACAAAGGAGTATCTTTTGCAACTGACACGAATACAGACAGGCCAGTTTGGAACATAATGAGTTCAAAAGATGTTGATGCATTGGGATTGAGGGATTTAGTGCAGCCTAGAGGCCCTCATAGTACTCATCAACCACCACTTTTGGATATCATGGATGAAGACGAGTATACGGCAACAGAAGGCCAGGACAGGGATAGATATCTGGCTATGCTTGGGGTGGTGACAGAGACTCAGATTCTCACACAACCCGATACAGCAATCATTGACCGTACAGAAAAGAAAAAAGGCCGGGCAGCAGCTATTCCAGAGCCTGAAGTTGTTCCTGACGTGCCCGAAGTACTGCAAACTCCTGAAGTTGAGGTACAAACTATACAGCCCGAACTTGTTAGGACAGAAGCTGTTAGTGAGGAGGAAGCCCCTCCATCCCATCCTAGCTCTAAGAAGCGTACCAGGGGCCGTCCACGGAAGAAGAGCTAACTGTTGTGTCACATAACAATAGTGCCTCTGCCTATAAGCAGGGGCAGCCGTACTATAAACACAACCAGTCGGGTAAACGCAGACCTGTAGATAGAGGGCGTGGATTTAAGCGTGTCAGTGATGACCATGTGGAGGTCTATGATATAGACATGGCTGCATGGTTACATATGAACAACGTGGCCATCGCAAAAGCTTTCAAAATCGGTAAAGAATCTGTGATTACGTTTCTTGATCCTGTACAAGAGGAAAGAATCGACGAGTTATCGATTGATTGGTTGAATTCAGAAGCTGCCAAGTTTGCTAGTTGTGTTAGACAAATAAAGAAAGTTTGTTTGGCGACAAAGAATCGGCGTGGTCGTTAGTCTTCATTTGCGAATGTAACTGTTTCTTCGTTGTCTGTGCTAGTTCCTAGCTGGTTAACCAGAAGATCCCCATCGAGAATTTCGTAAACGGTGTCGATGTTTTCACCTAACCTGAACGGTACGTCTCTGATTTCAAAGACTCCTACCGCAATTGCCAGGTTAGAATTCGGTTTTGCTATGGTTACTGTAGGTGATGTCATGAGTACAAATGGGAATTCGTGCATTGAACTTGTGTAATCATCAACTGTACTTGGAACTCTCAGGTAAGGTGTTCTCATAAACACTTCAATTAATCCCTGTGACATACCATATAATTCACGTTTTTTATCAGATGCTAACACATAATCGAATTCGAGATTGGCTACAAAACATGGCCAGTAGAGGTCTGCTGGTTGTGTTGTGCCCGCATCAAAGTCTGCCCACATGTGCCTAGTTTCAAAGTTTTCTGCTATGCGTGGTCCGACAAGCGATATAGATGGTACTTCTGATGTGAGGCATACAATCTCACCAAAAATCCCGTAATCTACGTCTGTTCCGATTGCTACACCTTTCTGTCCAGGCAGAATTTGCCGCTGGAAAGTGCGTATAACTTCATAGATAATTCTTCTGTAAATCTGATTTGAGTGTGTTGCGTCGGGGTCTCTAATTGGTGTGCGTGTGTAGGTGTACGCATCTGATTCTGTAACAGTTTCTCCTGATATCGGGTCCCCAGCATCGTCTAAATTTGTGATTGTGATGTCTACTGCAGCTATAGGATCTGCAAATGCAGCAGTGCCGATTCCAAATAAACGCAGGAACTATTATCTGCAATTCAGTGGCAGACATAATGTCCACACGCTCAACTTCTATTCCATCGACTTTAACTTCAACAACATCTTCAACATCATCAATAGCTGTTGGGACACGGAAATTTGTTCCAGTTATCGTAACCATGTTTCGACCACCGGATGGGCCCGAAGAAGGTGAGATAGTTGTAAATGTAGGTACAGCCATGATTATCCTGCAATAAACCCGATTTTTAATTTACTTCGTTTTTTTACACTCTCATTAAATGGTATCACAACTTCAGGTACTATCCTGTCGAACATACGGTCTGCTACAGGCCCCCACACAGGTCTTGCTGGTATAGTAATGTTTACTGTTATTTCCCCATCCGGCACTCTAGGTCCTTTGGTATCTGTACCTGCTCGATCTGTCATTAACAGTATGAGGTATGAATGTGACCATTCTGGTAATGTTGCGGTGAACTGTTTACCTGATTCATGTACCTGAGCAACTTTCCATGCAATACCACCACCGGGAAGTATTGTGCGTGGGTTTATTCGTACTTGGCAACGTATAACACTACCGGTTGCAACTGAGATGACTTCTATCGAATTCGCTAACGTTCCTGTGCGCCACAGTGGATTGCTTCCCCCATATGCTGGTATTGCTCTCCGTCTTTTTGTTCCTCTTTTACCCTGTTGTCGTTTTCTAAGTGTGCGGTCAGCTAAAGGAATTCCGCCTTTATCGCCAACTTTATATTCTTTTTTTACTTCTCTGGCGTATCTATTTGCAAATGCAAACACAGATACTTTTGCTGATGAGGAAACTATTGGCGTCAGTCTGTGTATTTCTCGTTGGACTTGTTTCAGTTGTTTAGTTGGAACTACAAGTTGAACTTCCATTACGCTGCTTCCTGCCGCCGTGATGTATAAACAATTTCTAAATCGTAACCATCTGGACCAAATCCCCAACTTTTTGACCTTACTTCGTGCACATAGAGTCCAGGATCTAGAAACGTTTTTATTGTTGTACCTACCGGTGCACCATATTTCTCTAATTTTTCTACTCTATCCCCCTTTTTTATTAGAACATCACCGTTATCGTCTAACAGGTTTAGTTCTTCCAGGTCTTGTCTATGAAGGACAAAGGCTATGCTTGTAATGGGGTCATCACCGGTGGCCATTTGTTTTAGTTGTTCATCGGTAAGATTTTCAACTTGGCAAGGTATCCTGAGCGCTGGTGATTCACGTCTGGTTGTTTTTCTTTCGTTAGTGGGGGTGGTGTACGCAATAGGTTCGTTTAGTACATCATCATACCCGGATGTTTCTTCACCTGTAGGGTCTACATTTCTACCTGCACCGATGTTTAATGGGTGGATTACGACTACGGACTTCTGTAGTAGCAATGGGACTCTAATAATCATGCCAGGTACGATCCTTTTGTTGGTACCGCTCCGAAATACGGTGGTCTTTTATACTTCAATAGGATGTCGTCTACTGTCCTGTCACCTGTAAGAGCGCCTACTCCACCATCAGCTGCACTTGCAAATGTCACAGACTGGTCTCTAGTTCTAGCGCTCCGAATTCGACCAGGTTGGGATATAAACGGATCGATTCCCATAGGATCTTGAATCTGCTGTAGCGCTAACATAGTAGCAGCCTTCTCCAGTAAACGAGGTCGTCTACCTGATGGAGATCCGTCAAACTCGGTATATCCGAACATTCCTATTACTCTGACATTTTGCCTTCCTACAGGAAATGTGGTTCTAGTGTACGGACCGCTCCCAGAAACTGAAACGTATTCGATTCGCGGATTGTCTCTATCATCTGGTTCTGGAAGGTTAGAGGCTAAATGTCTGTTGTAAACGACCAAATCATCTAGATCTACGCTGGTTTCAGCGGCATCAACGTTTTCCGATATTAAAGCCACACTTTGTATGCCGATAATTGGTTGCATAAAAGGTAAAGCTCCACCTCTAACACCATTGTACCGGGCATTTATGTACGTAGGTTCAAATATCCTACCAGTCCAACCTTCAATTATTTCAGTGACTGTTAACAGCGTGTTTTGAATTCCTTCAATTCCTACATTACAACCAGAAAACGCGGAATTACTGCTTAAAGNATATGAATTTGCGTAAGCTCTATACCCACGTCCGGTAGATGCTACATCTGCATGTAAAACCTCAAAGTATTGTACCCAGGTTAATGGAGTGTCACCCTCTTCTGGCGTGTATGTCCATGTAATTCTATGTGTACCTGCTCTCCAACCACCAGCAGCTGTAGCTGATAGTGAGACAATGTACCTTCCTGTACTTACTCTATGGCCACCATCGGCGCATGCAGTCAGGGTTACGTCTGTGCTGCTTACTCTTTCGGTGCTATTTTGAACATCGTATATGACATATGAAAGCGCATAGACGTTTGTCAGTACACCATTTACCTGGTAACTGAATTGTAGTAACGGATTATTACATCCAATTGTTTCTTCTAGTGCAATTCCAGCCATAATGCTATCTTATCATTAGTGACTTTGTCTTGCGAGCGGAGAAACACCATACACTTGCAGCAATGTTTGCGTCCTGATAGGATTTGAATAGGGTGTTAGGTTTTAATTTGAGAGATTATGTTTTTTTGGATGAAAGTAATACCGTGAGTTCTATGGGAATTAACGCCTTTGGAGAGAATGTCAGTCCTGAAAATGAAGTAGATGTTTCAGGCAGTCTCGTTGAATTAGGAATTAAACAGCAAACTAGATTTGTATAGGTTTTAAGGAACGGTTTTAATTTGATTCAAGGTACAGAATGACCATAAAAATTACTAATTTATCAGGATCTACGTTTACAACTTCGCTATATCATGATCAATACTGTGTAAAAGGAGCAGAATGCAAGTGTAAGGATGCAACGCTTACTCGCAGTGTACCTAAAGGTAGTGGAGTTACACACACCCGTAAAAAACTTTCGGCGTCACTGAGCATTACTCCCAAGCAAACTGTTAGCGGTTTACACGATGCAGTTGCAGAGTTACCTCACGTAATTGATGCTCAAAAGTGCCGTCATCCTGTATTAAAAGTGGTGCAGGAGAAGATCAAAGAAATAGCGGTGGAGGTAAAACCAGAACCACCTGCAGATGCTCCGGTGTCAATAAATGATGATACTACTGAAAGCGTTCAACAGAGCGAAAACGCACAGGAGCAGAGGTCATTCAAGTCGGCTAAAAAGAAACGTGGTCGATCACGCTCATCCAAGAAGGAGACGCTAAATGGCTAATTTTCTTTCCTCTTCGATTCATATTATCGAGGAAAAATCACAGGTTAGGTCACTAGCACAACCGGCTACTGCGATACCTGGCATTGTGGGTTTAACAGAACGTGGTCCTTTGGATACACCAACGACTATTACGTCTTGGGAGGATTACGCTCAAACTTTCGGAGGTTTATATTCTGGGGCTGAAGTTCCCATGTGCGTCAGAATGTTTTTCCTAAATGGTGGGGGAAGCGCTGTCATAGTACGTGTTTTAGGTGACAGTCCTGTAACAGCCACAGTTAATCTGGAAGATAGGGATGTACCTGCTGATACTTTGCAGGTAGACGCATCATCTGAAGGTGCTTGGGGTAACTCGTTATCTATTGAGATTGAAGCTGCCACAAGCGGTGAGTCAGATGAATTCAATCTTATTGTTTTGAAAGACAGTGTGATTGTTGAAACCTGGGCAAATCTGTCTATGACAGATGCTGATGCTAATTTCGTAGAGACAGTAATAAACGATGCGAATACAGGCTCACTTTATATCACTGTTACAGATTTGGATTCTGCTGCAACATCTCCTGCTGATTTACCTGCGTTGACTGCGGGTACGCCTGTAGATCTTGCTTCGGGTTCTGATGGTTCCGCTGTTGATGATGATACATTCACAGGTGCCACTACTTCAACGTTGGGTTTGAATACTCTTGAAGAGTCAGAAATAACTCTCTTGGCTATCCCAGACCGGGCAACAGATGCCGTTCAAGAAGCAATGATTACATTCTGCGAAACAACTCGAGAACGTAGGGTTTTTGCAGTAATGGACCCAGCAGCTTCTGCAAGTGCGTCCACAATTATAACTAACATGGCTGCACTAACTGCGAGTGAAAGCTTTGCATTGTATTGGCCTCGTATCAAAGTCGCTAATCCAGATACTGCTATTTTTGGTAGTGGTACTACTATTACAATACCTCCATCAGGTGCTGTAATGGGTATGTATGCACGTACAGATTCCAATTCTCGTAAAGGACCGTTTGAGACGCCAGCTGGTGTTGAACGCGGTGTTCTTTATAGTGTTGTTGATGTTGAAACGACAACTGTAAATAGGAAGTCAACTCGTGATTTAGTGTATCCTACTAGAATTAATCCGATTACGTCGTCACCTTCTGGTTACGGTGTTTTTGTGGATGGTTCTCGGACTGGGCTTGGTACAGGTAACTTCCCATCTGTTGGTGAGAGGCGTGGTGTTAGTCACTTGGAGAACGTTTTATATAGTGGTTTGCAGTACGCACGTCACTCAAACAACACCCCAGCACTTCGTAGTTCGCTTGAGAAGACTGTCAAAGGTGAGCTTCTTACCTGGTGTGAAGCTGGTGCGTTTGCTTCTGGTGATCCGGCGTTGGCATTTATGGTTGATGCTGACATACCTGGTACAGGTCTTAACAACGCACGTATACGAGCACAGAATAAGGTGTATGTGCGCGTAGGTGTCGCTACAGCTAAACCTGCTGATTACGTGATTATACTGGTGTCACAAGATACAAGGGCTTATACAGATAGCCTTTCATAGATCGGAGGATGAATAATGTCATTCGGTGCAGATAGACAGTTACGGGCCAAACATAAGTTTCTTGTGCAAACAAGGAAACTATCTTTCGCCGCGTTTCAGAGTTGTACAGAACTCAGTTTTGAAGTTGCGAAAATTGAGTACTACGAAGGTGGGGCTATCATACCCATGAAAATCCCAGGGAGACTTACGTATAGTGATGTAACGCTGTCACGTGGTACTTCTCAGTTCTTGGATTTTCATAACTGGGCGTTACAGGTAGGAGATGCGTCTAAAAGCGGTCCTGATGATATGGTTGGTGGTTACGGCGAGCCCAATCCTGATTTTAAGGCTGATGATGTGGCGATACAGGAGAGAGATTTGGATAATTCTCTTTTGAAGGAATGGCAACTGGTTGGGGCGTTTCCACAGAAATACAACGCAGGTAATTGGGATAACTCAGTTGATGAGGTGGTTATTGAAGAGTTAGTACTAACATACGATTATTTTACACAACTGTAGAAATAATCGAAAAAATGCGGTTCAACCGCAAGAGGTCAAGAATATGGAAATTGAAGCAAAGTGTCCTTCAGGTATGGCGGGCATTATACGCCCACTAAAGGTAGCAGACGAAAAACTCCTTCTAGATAATAAATTACTGAAGACAGGTAATATAGTTTTTGGAGTTGTGCAAAAGGGCTTGGGTTAGGTTGTCAGATCCCGGCCCTTATGATTTTAAAGACGGTGTTGAGTGGGGTAAAGTATTACAAGGTGACACATATTGGTTGTTTTTCGAAATACGAAAAATCAGTTACGGTCCTTTGTATGAATTTACCTATAGATGTGAACACTGTAATACAATAATTCGACATGATTTGAATCTTGAAGAGGATCTAACCATTCGAGTGTTATCGGACGAAGCAAAAGGGTTAGTTTCAGGTGGACAACTTTTTGAAACAAAATTGCCACAAGGTCAGTTGGTAAAGTTTAAATTACTGACAGCTGCAGATGAGGCAAAAGTTACTCGTCTGGCTGAAGGTAGGGACATGATGCCTCACCAGGCCGCAGTTGCATTGAGACTGGCTGAAATTGAAGGTGAATCTGCAAAAGATCCTTTGGATTTTGCTCGTTATATCGAGGGCATGAATACCGGTGATTTTGATTTATTGCGTGAAGCAATAGAAGAGTGTGAATGTGGTATCGATACAGATATAATTGTAGTGTGTGATAATAAAGTATGCGGTGTGGAGGATATTGTAACTCTCCCTTTACAGATGTCTTTCTTCCAGAAACGCAAGATGAGGTCCCTGGACCGAGTGAAGAGAAAGAAGGCGAAACTGGAAGAGAGGAGAGCGATATCACAAGAACAATAGTTGGGAGAATGAAGTGGGTAAAAAGTCAGGCGCTGATAATACTTCAAACTTCAATGGGAGGTGGATTTAACATTACGTGGAGTGAGTTGATGAATATGTATGTGTTTGAGCGTGATGCGTTATCTGAATTATGGTCTGAATTAATGCCTAAAAAGAAAGGCGATTAGTTATGTCTATGAATAACTTAGGCTTTACGGCTACGATGGTGAATGCCACGGGGCCTGGAATTGCCTCAACTAATCGCTCAATTAATCGATTCGCTCGTAATTCTACTGCTGCAGCAACTCAGGTTAAAAGGGGTTGGGAGGGTGCGTTTCCTGCTCTAATGGCTTTGGGGGTTGTCAGGCAATTGGGTAGGGCCTTGGGAGGATTGGTAAAGCCATCATTAGAGTTTAATGATGTCATGCGTAAAATGGCGTTTGCTGCGGATATTACCGATGTGAAATTACAGGGTTTGACAGGAACCGCAAAAACCTTTTTTGACGAAATAAACAAACAAGGTACTGCTTCTAGGAAAACGTATGTATGCTTTGACAGCCTCTCTAAATGAGTCGGGAGCGGCTTTTGATGCTTTTGCTAATCAGGCTATACCAGCGTTTAGAAAATTAGCTCGGTATATTGGTATAGATGTTCCTGAATTAGCTAACGCATTTACTGAGATGTCTAAAAAAGGTTTAGGTGCTACTGCTGCAATGAAAATGTTGAGAACTAGTGCTGAGTTAGCAACTATTGCAGGCACAGATATGAACGAATCTGTTGAAATAGCAACTACTCTGTATCATGTTTGGGGCATAAAAGCTGAAAACATGACTATGCGTATGGGCCAATTGGCTTATGCTGCGTTACAATCTCGATTGAATTTGGATGAATTGAAAGATGTTATTACTCGTTCTGGTGCTGGTGTTGCTGCAGCTGAGCCCAACTTTGAGAACTTTTTGTTTGTGCTAACTGCAGCTAGAAACGTATCTGGTACAGCAACAATAACTGGTACACAGTTGAAAGTTATGTATACCAAGTTATTTGCTGAAATAGATAAACTAGCTAGTGGTTTTGGTGTTGCTACTCATGAAGGAGAAGGGTTTGATAAGCGGTTACGAAATATTGACGATATCATGTGGGACATGATCAAATCCACAAATGGTTCTAGGGAGGCAATAAACGCAGCGAAACTTGCTTACAAAGATATTTTTGGACAGAGAGGCATGATTCCTATATTTGGTATGATGAAGAAAGGTATAGACATAGTAAAAGAGTTTGGAGGTGCTACAGAGAATGCTAAGAAGAAGTTTAAGAGTATGGTTAGAGAAACAGCCAAGATAGGAGAGGCAGGTCTTGATTATATTGGTAAATTAGCTGATGTGTATACTGAAGAGAATGTACCGTTTCAAATAAAACAATTGGGGGTAGAGTTTAATATCCTCTCGAGATCTATATCTGCTATAGCCTTACCAACACTAAGTGGTATAGTTAGAAACCTCACGTTAGTCGCTCGTGGTTTAGGTACAGTTATACGGTTTTTGAGTGAGGTGGTGGCCCAGAGTAAATCTGCGATGATTTCTGTTAGAATGATGCATGCTATAGTAATATCTATAGGTATGCTTGCTGCTGGAAAAGCCGCTATTTATTTACTTGGTGCGGCTTGGAGATTTTTTGTAGGTACTCAGGTAGAAGCTACAGCTGCAACTGCTGCAGTCACTGCAGGTACAAATGCACAAATTTCTGCTGAGCAGCGTGCTACTGTAGTTATAGGAGAGCGTATCATTGCCGAGAAAGCTCTTGCAGCTGCTATAAATGCTCGTATAGGTGCAGCAGACCAAGCGATAGCTACAGATTTAGCATTCTTGCCTGTACATCCTGGGTATGTAAAAGAAATGACAGCGGCAAGGCCGGGTTTGTTCGCTCGTATGAGTGCGGGTGTTACTGCTGCTCTTGCTTCTGCTGGTGCTATGTTTGTTAGGTTTGGAAGTAAAGTTCCGTTGCTAGCAAAGGCTGCTACTAAATTCTGGGGTGCTGCTAAATGGTTATGGATGTTTTTAAAGTCAATACCTATATTAAAGTGGCTCTCTTATGCTCTTGTCGGACTTACTAGTGCAATGATAATATTTGATTGGAATCCTTTTAAAGAGGCACAGAAAGAATTAAAAGATGATGTAATATTAGACGCATTGTTAGGGGGTACGAGTAATTTACAACAGGCAGCCGATCATTTAAAAGGTACAGCTGACGTAGCAGGAGCGAAGTTCATGCAAGCTGCTGCTAGCTTTGAAGCTATGACTAAAGAAGAACCAGGTGTATTTGATAAGAAAGCTTTTGATAAAATAGGTGAGTATATTAGATTATTGAGGGCTTCCATTCCTGATTTTGCAACTAAGTTTCCTGATTTACATAAGAGATACGCTGAAGCTGTTGTTACCAGTAATAAAATGATTAGTCACGTGTTGGCCGGTGAAGTAGTTCCTGGCCCTGTTATGAGGAAATTCGCCGAACAGTATGAAATAGTATTAGGTGTGTTGAAGTTTGGGCTTGCTGGACAAAAAGGCCCTCAAGCTAAAGAGCGTAGAGACTTTTTAAAAGAGGAAGAAGAACGTGCTAAAGGTCTTGTTACAGGGCGTACTCCGCGTTTATCGCTCGCAGCAGGAGCTGCTGGTTTAAGGTTAAAGAGTGCTGATGAAGCTGTAAAACAGGAGAAAGAGCGTACAGATGTTGCCAAAGAGCAACTTGGCACTACTAAAGAGCTTATAAATGCGACTAAAGAGCTAACACGGGAATTTAAGATTAGAAAAAATAAAACTGATCGAGTAGGTATGACTGAGGATTATGGAATGGCACTTGCTGGCGGAGGTGCTATGGGTGTAGATCCCACACATACTGAAGCACTAACAGCTATGTGGGGCGAGATGTCTAAAATGGTCAAGATGTTTATTAGTGGTGATGCTACAGTAAATGTCAAAAATATAGGTGGTGCAGTGGCAGATGAGAATGAGGACAATAATGACAGCCCTGCTAGTGGTGGGATGTCATTAGCAAAAGGAGCACATGGTTACGAATTCTATGACTAAAAAGGAACATTAGTAACAATGGTAGATGTAAATACAACAAAACAATCCCAGTTTATAGGTACTAGACCTGCACGTGCTTTTATAGTGTGTAATGACTTACCTTTCCCGGATGATCTAAATCAAATACCTCGTACAATGGAAGTGTTTTTTAACCCTATGTCTGTCAATATCAATGGTGAGGCTGTGTGGACTGACATTAGTGTTCCTGGGTTAAGCCATCAAGTACACCAATATTCACATTCTAAAAGCGATAGGATTACGTTTACTTTACTATGGGACCGGATTCTTGCGTCACGTAGAGCTAACAATACCGGTGTACGCCAAAACATAAACTCTGGTCTGGTGTCGTCAGATCCTTATATACAAGCAGTACAATCGTATCCTGTATTCGATCCTTATAAATATAAAGAGTTTTTAAGAGGATTAACTGTTCCTCAAGAACCTGGGTATGCGCCTTCAACAGTTACTTTTATTTGGCCCAGGTTTTTACATATAGTTGGTATTGTTAAAAAAGTGTCGTTTGTTTTTAATAGGTTTGCTAGAACTGGTGTTGCAATGGGTTTCAGAGCAAACGTGGCAATGTCAGAATTCAGAACAGTGTTTAGGAAACGTATTGGGGCAGATCAATTCTTTTGGGACACTCTTAGTAACGTTTCACAGGCAGAAGCAGATGCTACTAAGAACGTAGAGACATCTGCAGATTATGAGTTTACATTGGAAGAGGCTGAAGGTGTTGATTTCTCTTTCACAGAAGACGAAGTGTATGGGTCCTAATAATGATTAAAGATACAACAAGTCGTTATAAAAATACTGGACTGATACTACACAGTGCTACTTCTGGTGAACGTACTGTGTACCATAAATACCGTGAATCCCTTTCATACAGAAGTGATGAAGAGAATCAAGTTTATATGGTGAGGGCAGGTGATACATTACATACTTTAGCGCAGAAGTTTTTTAATGGTTTCCCAACACCGTCTCGTTTGTGGTGGGTAATTGCGGAGTACCAACCAGAACCTATTTTTGACCCGACTTTGAGATTAGAACCTGGGACACTTTTAGTTATACCATCTGTTATGATGGTACATTATTTACTTTCCGAAAGACCGATGACTAAGGTTATTTAATGTCAATAAAAGACTATCAGTATTGGAATCCCGTTTTAGATGTAAGAGCCTTACAAGGGTTTCCGAAACATATTGCTGATGAGATTAGAGATCGTGTTATTTCGTTTGAATTGAATGACAAAAGACATTTGTTGGATGAGATAAAATTGACTTTGAATAATTATGATGGAAGGTTGTTAGATCCTACTTACTTGGGTTTAGGTATGTCGTTTAGAGTATCTTATGGTTACCCTGGTTTGATGGCCACTAGAGCTATGCAATGTAGGAAGATTAATGGAGCGGCACGAGTTGGTGGTTTGGGCGCTACTTCCGGTCCTAGTACTGCTGCAGGAGGCCCTATTACTTTGATTCTAAAATCACAAATTTGGAATATGAATTTTGAACGGGCCGTGAGTGCCCAGGACGGGCCGTTAGCAGAACGACAAGATTTATTAATTAATAACTCAACAGTTCCGGATATAGTCAGGGAAATTGCAAGACGACATGGTTATAGAGGGACTAACTTATTAGTTGAAGATCTGGAAGATGAACCGGTGTTTGAGGAATCGTCAATACCTTCCAAGTATAGTCCTGCCGAATGGATTGCCGAACAAGCGAAAAGAAGAGGTTGGACATTTGCTATTGATGAAGATGGTTTTCATTTTCATAGTTCTGATTATGCTCCAGCTATAGAAGCTAATGGTATTGAGCAGTTGAGTTGGTTCAATGGAGAGCCCGATGTTATTTTGTGGAATATTAAAGGAGATTTAAATATCCCACAAGGGTTACAAAAGGCAGGTATAAGAGATGAAACTAAGTATACTAAAACAGAAGGTCCTGCAGGGGAATCGGTAACAGTATTTAAAAATATTAATAATCAAGGCAGCGTTGATTATTATATGTCTAATTTTGATCCAGAGAGCGGTATAGAAACTGAAGCTGATGTTGCGTATGTGCCGCCAGCAACAAAAAATAATAGGTTGTATCCTTCTGTTGCACTTAATTTAGGAAACCATACCAAACAGTCAGCTGAAAGAAGTGCTGCATTTTTTGAGAAGTCAATGAAGAAATGGAAATTGCAGATGAGGCTTGTAGGTAATCCTAAAATATCAGCTAGAAAGAAGATTAATCTTAGAAATTTTGGGCCTTTAATAGATGGAGAGTGGATAATACGAGAGTGTACTCATTCGATAAAACCAAATCAGGTTTATATTACTGAAGTGGGCGAGGCTGTAAGAACGAAAGAAGCCGCAGTTGGTATGGATCGTACTTTATATGGAAAGTCACAAGGTCCTGCTGGTGAACAAGTATTAGTTGTGACTGGATTGTGAGTTGAGATGTCAGATACACCAGATGTACATGTAGGGTTATACAAGGGAAGAGTATTGAACAATGATGATAAAACTCGTTGTGGCAGGGTTCTTATTGCTGTTCCTGGGCTCACTGAACGAGAATGGGCTGAAGTAGTTATGCCTGGAAGTCCTTATAATAATGGTATGTTTGCTGTACCGACAGTTGGCGCTGATGTTTTAGTTGGTTTTTTGAATGGTGATATACATTCCCCAGTAGTATTTGGTAGTTTTGTTCCCCCAGTAATAACAGGCAGTTCCAGAGTTAATTTCGATACCGATGTATTGCCAAGAGTAGTTAGAATTGAAAATGATGATTGGGTTTGTATGATGGGTAAAAAAGGTACTGATTATCCTTATATTAACATTTATAGTAGAGAAAACGATGATGATAATGCTGACAATAGGGCTCTAAAACGAATGTCTATTATTATGGATTNGGATGAGGGAGCCATAGAAATAAATTCCCCTGTAAGTTTAAAGTTAAAATCAAGAGGAGTTTTGAAATTAGAAGGGGAATGCCGTAGAAGTAAATGAACGAGTAATATCACAAATAGAGGACCCGATTTAATGCCAGAGACGCTCACAGATTTAATGGAGAAAATAGAAGCTGTTGAGTGTAGAGCTACACCCAGCCCCCCACCAGAATTGTGTATTCGTTTACCTTTCGGTTTGGAGTTTTGTTCTGGTAAAGCAAGTGCATTCGGGTTTGAAGGTATGGATCGGCAATTGTTATCGTTAGTGGGAATCTTACAACCTATCATGTCTCCTATGATGATGATTCTTACATTGGCGTCAATAGTGAAGGCATTAATTGATTGTGTAAAAGCCATACCGGAATCTATAGCAAGTTTTAGCCCAACACCTATTATTGATTGTTTAGAAAAGTTAGCTAAGTTTTTTCCTTTACTAACAAACTTCATTCCACCTCTAACATTTATACCTTTTATTGTTGATGTGGTACGAGCAGTTATTTTATTAATAGATACAATTATAGTGTCTATTGAGCTGACATATAATCAAATAGCTAGAGGGTTAGATTTTCATTTAGATGTTAAGGTTATACCTAATCTTGAAAAGTATCAGGATTGTATTGATGATGAAATAAACGCTACTATAGATAAACTAGCTGCTATGCTTAATATGTCGGCTCCTTTGTTTACAATTATTGCTCAGTTTTTGGAATTGCTTGCTCTAGCTGGGTTGGATGATTTTGTTAAACCCTTACAGGATGTTGCTGATACATTTCAAAGTATAACGAGAGGTGACATAAACGCAGAGTTTGTAGAACACTTGCGTGAAGTAAGTCGTACATTACGTGCTTTAGAGTCTGCTTTAGCACCGTTTGGTGGAGGCGGGGGATCTATTGGTACAATAGATTTATCTGGTGATTAATATGGAAACGAAATCAATAATAGGAAAAGGAATTGTATTACCATTTGAAAGACATGGTAGTGATTTTAATAATGCTGAAGGCAGTGATGTGATCGAATCATCTTTGAAACAAATTCTTACAACTAAAAAAGGTGAATTGAGGTGGAACCCTGACTTTGGTTTACCACCATTACTGCATCAGAGCATTGATGATATGATGTTTGCACAGTTACAAGCCGATGTTGCTTCCGCAGTTACGAAATACGAACCTCGTATAGAAATAGTTGATATTACTGTTAGAAAAGGTGGCGATAGTAATACATACCCTGATAATTCTGTGGTTATTAGTATACAATGGCGTGCAGTAATTCGAGGTAAAAAAGGAAATACTGTACTAACTGATACATCATCGACAGAAGTGGTGGTTTAAAATGGCTCTTTTACCTACAAATGTTGATTACTCTGCCAAAGATTTTGCTGCTTTACGTTTAAGGCTTCAAGGTTTGATTAGATCTGTGTTTCCAGAATGGACAGATTTCAATACTGCTAATTTTGGAAATATATTACTGGAGTCGTTTTGTTATGTTGGCGACGTGCTTAATTTTTACCAGGATAAACAAGCTGGGGATTTATATTGGCCAACTGTTAAACAACGTGCGAATGCGATTCGTTTAGGACGTAGAGATGGTTTTAGTCTTACATCTGCCCAATCAGCAACTACAACAGTCACGTTCAGTTTACCGTCAAACGCTGCAAACGATGTTCCCATACCTTTTGGGTTACGTTTACGCACACCAGGCACTACACCTCAATACTTTAGAGTTACCAGTGCTTCTTATGAAATTACGGCTGGGACATCCAGTGTTACTGATGTTCCGGTAGAGCAGGCAGTAGCAGTTGGTTCGCGACATCCGACCTCAAACATTTTGACAGCAGGTGAGACCTTCACTTCATCAGGTGCACCTAATCAGCGGTATCTTACATTACAAGGTCCGGCAATTGATGATGCCATGACAGTTGTAGTTGAAGGTGGCCCTAGTACCATTGCAGCTACTGCAGACGTGCAGGCATCTGATGGTAAGTATTATCAGGTGGATAGTTTCTTGGGTACTGATCCTGCTACAGGATTAGCAATAAACCAGGATTCTCGAGTGTTTGTTACTGTTAATCATCCTACTAACAGACTTGAAATTGTATTTGGAAATGGAAGTTCGGGTAAAGTACCTGAAGGTGATGTGGGAATTGCTTACAAATTGGGTGGCGGTAGTAGTGGAAATGTTGAAGCTGGCCAAATAACAATAATCGAAACGTCTGTTAATGATGTTAACGGGTCACCCCAACCAGTAACTGTAACAAATCCTACAGCAGCTTCTGGCGGTGTGGACCCCATGACAGTCATAGAAGCACGCGTGAGAGGCCCTCAGTCGCTCCGAGTAAGAGAAAGGTGTGTCAGTAACGAAGATTATGAAATCACCGCTCTGGACGTTCCTGGAGTCGCTAGAGCAGCAATGTTAACGTCTAATGACGATTCAGCTGTTCCAGAAAATGCCGGTGTTTTGTATATTGTTGCAAAGGGTGAACGCCTGAGCAGCGGAAGAATAGCATCCGGAATACCATCATCTACCATGCTCGCAGATGTTTTGACTGCTGTTACCTCTACATACCCACAAACCCTCACATTTTCTGTCAATACTGCAGCTGCATATTTTTACACTGTGAATATATCTACTCGTGTATACATCGCATCTGGTTATGTAGGAGCTACAGTTGCGGCATCTATAAGAAGCGCTCTGGATGACTTTTTTGCTGCACAATTAGCTAATGGTACTGCCAATTCGAATATCGACTTCGGGGCAAAAGTAAAACAGGCAGATGGGACCACAATATCTGAAATAGTGTGGTCTGATGTATTCAATGCTATTCGGGACACTGTTGGTGTACGTTCTATAGATCCCGGTTCCACCGGTTTACTTCTCAATTCGTTAAGGCAAAATATAACTGTTCTGCCCAGAGAGTTTCCTTATTTGGGTACTGTATCAATAGTTGATGCTGATACAGGAGGAAGTCTGTGACCGTAGCTAACCCCAGTTTTGAAATAGCAGGAATTGGTGCTGGAGATGCCCAAAGTTGGGTACATTCCGGAGCGTCAGCTTTATATGTTCCTACTAGTATCAGGTCCGGAGTCGGTGTAGGCGCATCTTCTACATCTACTGAAAGAGAAACTTTTGCGCTTACCACAGGGCAAACACTTACACTCATTGTAAATGGTCTTATAGAGCAAACTGTTACGTTTGTGACAGCTGATTTTGTGGCCATAGCCACTGCTACAGCTGCCGAAGTAGCAGCTGTTATNAATCGAGAAGTATTTGGTGTTATAGCATCTGTAAGTGTGGATGAAGAAGTTGTTATTACTACGGTTGTGACAGGACCAAACGCATTACTTCAAATTACTGGTGGTACAGCAACTAATTTAGGATTCACTATCACAACTACTAGAGGAAGTCATACCAGCACTACTGGTGTTGATGATATGGAATCTTATTGGAGATCCCCGCTCGGATTTAATATTATAGATGGCGAAACAGCCGATCCTTATATCTGGGCACAGGCTTATGGAGATACAGTTGCAGGTTCAGATCCCGTAACCACAGATTTGGTTGTAAATCCTTATGTGACTCCGGATACTATTGGTGGAACGACTGATGGTGTGGCTGTAAATACAGACGCACAGTCAGCCAGGGCAACAATTACGTCGAGTAATCATGGCCCATATAGTGGACTTAACACTCTCACATTTATTATCGAAATAGATGGTGGAGCTGCAATAACAACAACGTTTGGTAGCGGTGATGATACAACTGCGGAAGTTGTTGCTGCAATACAAACTGCCATTGATGGTGCTGGAGCAGGTGTTCCAAGAGCTGATGCCACTGTAGATGTTCACGGAACTTCTGTTGTTATTACATCACGAAGTACGAGGTGCTGATGTCTCCAGTAGTTAAAGTTACTACAGGTACAGCTAATTCAATCCTCGGTTTTACAGATAACACTACTGTCTACGGGCGTGATTATATAACAGCAACGTTAAGATATTCTACCTTTTACCGATGAAGATGATGCATTAATCGAAGAAAGTGTGATTAATACAAGCAATCCTGCAGTGACTACTTTATCTCCAGATGATAGACAGGATGGTACTGTACAAATACCTTTGGGTGCTACAGCAGAACTTAGTTATCCAATTACAATGGCAAACAGCGATATAGGATTTGGCCATGCAGCACATTTGGCTAGTGATTCTGAAGATGCTGATGCTATCGCATTATCTGTACACGGTATTTGGACCAAATTTCCAATGAATGAGGTGGATTTATTTGCGTTTACTTCGAGTGACCTTACACAAACAACAGAAGGTGCTGAGAATTTCGAATATGCTTGGGGTAATGACGGTGGTTTTGCTAATGATTTTAGTCTTGTTCCATCAGAGTCTGTACCTTTTGGTATAATTANTTCTAGAAGAAATGTAGATAATTTCAACTTAGAAAACGGTCAAACATTAATTTTAGGATATGATGATGGCGGTACACAAACTGTTGTGTTTGATGAGAGTGACGCTCTTATTGATAATATAGATGCTGTTACACCTCAAGAAGCTATTAATGTTATTAACAGAGACGCATCAGGCGCAGTAGCAGAAATAGTTGAGGGTTACTCGCTTGACACTGTTGATCGTGTAGGATTAACTTCTAGAGTTCCTTTTTCTAATATACGTGTCACAGGTGGAACAGCAAATTCAGCTATTGGTTTTGAATTCTCTACTGATGATATAGGTACATCAACTAGTTTGTTTGAGGGTTTTGAGAGAGCTTGGTGGAACGCACCACCTACAACACCTCCTACCCACCTAAATGATGAAGATACGTGGGGTTTTGAAGATTATATAGAAAATACAATAGATGCTTATGAAGACAACGATGATTTAAATGTTGATGATACAACATTTGTAATTACAGAAGGTATAAATGATCTAATAAGTATTTATTTTTCTGATCAAGGTACTATAGAAAACATTGTTATTCAACTTACTGCTGGCACATATGATAACGCAACTGCAATGGCTGCACATTTAGCGTACAAAAAATAGATACTGCTTTAAATGCAGATGATGGTACAGCCAATAGTGCTCATTTCTCGACCTCGGTAAGCTCTCGTTATTTAGCTAGTGGTTTGAAAGTTTCTAGAATTCATTTAATAACAGCTTTTGATGTTGAGGGTATTTACCGTCCTTATATGGAACTCAAAGATCCCCCAAGCCATAGTGCCTGGCCTACCCTGGGATTTATTACAGGTAGAAAATCACAACGCACTATTGTAGCTAATAATATTTCTTCAGCGGAGTTTGACGCTGCATTGGATAATTATGAAGATTTCGAGGAAGAGTGGGATAACCCGCCTGGCGCAACGGTATTTGATGCTGCCACGTTTGGAACAGATGATGCAGAATCATTTGAGACAACCGGAGATGATGTTTGGACTTTAACACTTACAGTGTAAGAGGAGTATATTAATGTCGGAGACTAACTGGAATACATTAAGTTCTGGGCTAGATGCTGCTACTGTGGCCAGAGGAGTATCTGCTGGGTTCACTGAACCAAATGGTGGTGGTGATTACATATTTGGATTTAACTCTCTTGACGATTCTGTTGGCGCAGTTGGTTTATATTGTAATGAATCTGGCGGGTTTAATCCGATGGTTTCTGGTTGCAGTGTTCGCGGCGCGATAAAGCGAGCAACGTCTGCAGGGCCTTTAGACTATTCGTGTTTTTTGTTTGGGGCAATACAAGGTACTACTGTTAATGACAGTTGTTATATGTTGGGTCTTAGTAATGCAGATCCCTACAAAATAACACTGGTCAAAGGTGTCTTGGCAAATGGTATTCCAGCAGCATCAACTGCAGATACAGTTTTAGCTTTTAGTACTGAATCGTTCAATCCAGATACGTGGCACCACCTAAGACTTGATATTATATCGAATCCAAACGGTGATGTTATTCTAAAATGTTTCGAGTCTGATTTGGATACATATGGTGTGGATGAAGATGCCGGTTGGACAGCAATTACTGGTATGTCTGACTTTACTGATGATGCACTCGGTGCCAATAGCTATGATGCTGGAAATAGCGATACGCCATATGTTGGAGGACGAGCGGGGTTTGGGTTTACTACGTCAGCACTACAAAGAAGGGCGTTTTTTGATCATATAAGGATTTCTAGACAAACATAAAATGGTTTCATTATTTAGAGCAAGTTCAGGCGTAAATCAATCTCGTATTCAACCTACGAACGCATATCCAGGTTTGGGTAAAATTGATAATGGGTCGATTACTGTAGTTGCAGGGCCAAAACTTACTACCGATGATAGCGATACATTTGCTGTTAATGATGGTGTACACAATCCGATAACGTTTGTTTTCGATCACAATAATTCTGTTGCATATAACAGTCCTTACACAACAATCGATTTTGATATTACAGATACAGCAACTGAAATACGTGATTTGGTTATAGCTGCTATTAATGATTGTGCGTTACAGGTATTTGCAGAGGCGAACGGTTCTGATTCTTTATATGTGTGGCCGACTGGCCCAAACGGGCCACTTGACCTGACTGAAAGTGTTACTAGTTCTAGTTTTACAGTTGTTGATGGTGGTATAATTAATGTGGTTGTCGGTTCTGAGCTAGATGGTACAGCTGCTGGGACTGTTACTCTTATAGAGGANACGTATAATCTCACAGATGGTTGGACTCTCATTCTTAAAGTTGATGGTGGTTCTGAGCAAACAGTCACATTCAATGATATTGATTTTGTAGATATTAGCGCAGCCACGGCAACAGAGGTTGTTGATGTAATTAATACTGATACTACAGGAATAACAGCCACTGCTCTTGCCGGGTATGTAATTATATCTTCTGATATTAAAGGAACAGATTCAAGGTTAGAAATAACAGGTGGTACAGCAAATGCGGTTTTTGAATTCTCTACGTTTCCTATTAATGGTACAGGTGCTACTTTTACAATTGATACAGGTACTGAGGATGAGGTTACTTTTGAATATGATGACGATGATTCAGTAACTGAAACAGCAACATATCGAAAGATACCGATAACCACATCTTATACTGCTGACCAGGTACGCGATGCTACGATAAAAGCTATTAAATTAGCCCCACTGATAAATGTACAACCTATATCTGGCGGTTCTGGTCAGGTGCTTGTATTTCAGGAAGACGCTGCATTAGGCCAAATAACACTTACTGAAAATGTTACAGACATTGGGTTTACTGTTGCTAGTGCAGATGTTGATTCCTATGTATATTGTTTGGGTTCGGATATACTGACTCCTGGTTTAGAGGATTTTAGTATTGGTGATAAAGTTAGTTGCGAACAGGAAATAACTATCGCAGCAGCAACTAAACTTATTCAGTTACAGGCTAAATTTAGGCAACCAATTAGTATGCCAACATCAGTTTCGTTGCCTTCTGGTTCAACAATCTCGAGACGGAGTTTGGCTGCTACTGCTGCATCTGGCCAGGTTCCAGTAGATAGAACGGCTGAGAATATTGAAATAACGGCATCTTCTAGTTTCTTTACGGCTGCCCATACAGACAGGGAGATTTATTTATCTGGTGTGGGTATTATTCCAGGAATCTATAAAATTTTCTTATCTGGTTATACATTTAATGATGATTCTGGTACGGAAGCGTATGAAGCTGATGATACCAAAGCAGTTATTTATGGGCTTGATGCTACGGCAGGAAGTTCAATTGCTATTGATGAAGGAACAATACTAGGCTCTTATTGGCGCGTAAATGTTTATCTAATTGATAGCTCTACTTTGGTTGAGGAGTTAGTCGGCCAATACGAAATAGGCGCTGATGGTGGGCAAAGAAGAGATATGCTGTTGCCTGATATGTCTATAAACGTTCTCAAATTCACAGGAGATTATAAAATAAAATATGAACTTGAGTTAACTGGTACTGCATACACACCTGGTGCCTTTGCATTCCTGGAATTCACTGACACTGCTGGTCCCATGTATGGAATTGCGGTGACATAAAATGGCTGATAAAAAACAACATATATTGGGTCCTTTAAGTGCGAATGAAAAAGGTATTTTTTNTTCTGATGGGATTCCTTTTATTTTTTGTACAGGTGAAAGAAACAATCTTTTAGAGTACAACCAACAATTTGATAACGCTGCTTGGACTAAAGTACGTTGTAGTATATCAGCTGATGATGCGGTTGCTCCAGATAGTACTACTACTGCTGATAAACTAGTTGAAGATGATACTGCATCTAACACTCACTTCATTAGACAAGATTTTACTCCAGACGGTACCTCATCGTATGTGATTGGTTGTTATCTAAAGGCTGCTGGAAGAACCTGGGCTGCTTTAGGTACCAGCACGGCTGGGTTTCCGAATACTACAGTAGTTTATTACAATTTAAGCACTGGCACTGTTGGTACTGAAAACGGTTCCCCTGATACTACTGGAATAGAAAATATCGGAAACGGATGGTATTTTTGTTGGTATACTGTTACATCTAATTCTGCTGCATCTACAAATTTATATGTGTATCTTGCTGATGCTGATGATAGCCCTACGTATAATGGTGACGATTCAAGTGGTATATACGTTTGGAATGCTCAAGTAGAAATTGGAACTTTCCCGTCAGCTTTAATCCCTACTATAAACACAAATTATTTTACATATTCACAGGAATTTGATCATAGTGATTGGACTAAGGGTAGATCATCTATCACAGAGACAAACATTATATCACCGGCTAGTACACAGACAGCATCGTTTTTAAAGGAAGATGACACTGGAAGTGATACTCATTACGTGTACCAAACTCCTGACATAACTACTGGTACTGACTATGTATTAAGTGTATATGCTAAGGCATCCACACGTAATTGGTTGTTTTTACATCTATTCACACAAGCTTTTCCTTCAAGTACTCAAGTGTATTTTAATATAGCTACAGGTGAGGCAGGCACTGTAGGCGGCGGCGCTGTTAGTTATGGAATAACAGATATTGGAAATGGTTGGTATAGATGCTGGTTACAAGGGACATCTAATAATACTGCCGCATGTAATATAAGGATTCATATTGCATCTGATAATGGTGTTGTTAGCTATAACGGTGACAATTCTAGCGGTATTTATATCTGGCAAGCACAGTTAGAAATCGGAACTACGCCTTCAGATCCTGTTATTTACACGAAGTCACTAGCATCTGCAGGCGCACGTTCTGAGTCATTAGCCTATTGGCCAAATGCAAATATTCCACAGGAATTTTTGAATTCAAAATTTTCTTTAGAGTTTATACCTCTATTTGATTATGATAATGTTGGAGCACTTGTCTCAATTACTTAACTATGATTCTGATAATAATCTTGCATTTACAACATCAGATACTTTAGTTCTTGAAGAAACTGCGATTACAAAAGTAACTGCGTCCCCACAATATGTGCGTGGTGATAAAGTACAGTTGATTTGCGATAAAGTAGGAGGTTCTATAGAAGTACGCGGGGCAACTGCAGGAAATCAAATATACTCAGGTGTTCCTTGGGAATGGCCCACAAGCGGTAGTTTTTATCTTGGTAGTGAGTCAGATAAATCAGAACATTTCTTTGGATTAGTTTCACCACCACAAAATCATGGTTTTTATGATGGTGTTATTGCTAGGTTTGAAAATATTACTTTTACTAATACATCAGTACGTATGATTGATGTAGATGAACAAGTTACTAATATTCCTGCTAGTATTAAAGGTATTAGAGTTGTTGGTGGTACTAGATTTTTGCNATCAGAGATAGAGATTCAAAATCTATTTACGTATACACAACAATTTGATCACGCCAATTGGGTGAAATCTAATTCTAGTGTGACAGCTAATGACACTACTGCTCCAAATAATACAGACACAGCAGATAAATTATATGAAGATGGCACTGATAACTTACACGCAACGTATCAAGCAGGTTTATCATATGCAGATGCTACAACATACACATTAAGTGTGTATGCTAAAGCAGCGGGAAGATCGTGGATACGTCTTCGGCCATCTGGAAATCCTTTTACTGGAAACCCGCAAGCATGGTTCAATGTAGTGTCTGGTGCTGCAGGTACCGCGCAGGATGTAGATAGTAGTGGTATTGAGTATGTGGGTAATGGTTGGTATAGATGTTGGTTAACTGCAACTACTACTTCTGCAGATCCTTCTACAACAGCATATCTTTATATTTGTACAGCAGATGGCGAAACTACTAGCTATACTGGTGATGGTTCAAGCGGTTTTTATATTTGGAACATTCAATTGGAGGTTAACTCTGTGCCTAGCAGTCCAATACTATGTGAGGCATCTGCTACAACACGTAATAAAGACAACTCGGTAATAAATAGCATAAGCGTACCTTCACGACTTCGTGGGAAGTACACATTTATATGGATACCAAATCATGATAATACTGTTGGGGCTCAACAATATTTATATGATTTTAATGAATCCGGCAGTTCGCATCGCGTTATAGTATATTATAGAGATAGTGATGATATTATACGTGTATATGATGTTACCGATTCTCAGATATTATTCGATTCGAGTGCACTAGTATTTGGCCGGAGACAACTAATCTTTGTTACTATAGACTTTGATGCTGGGGCTATTAGCATAGAAGGTGTGACATCCGGAAATGGTACAACAACAGGCACTTCTTACATCACTACTTTAGGGGATGTCTATATAGGTAGAACATATGCTGGTACATTGCATATGTCTGGGCTTATATCAGAACCTTTTACACCATTATTCCTATTTTCTGATGGTACGTATACAAACACCAGCCCGAAGTATATGTGTATCAGCAGGGATGTAATACCTTTTGCTGCTGACATACAACCAGTATATGGTTATAAAGGTCGTTTGTTTTATCAGAGTGAGCAGTCAGTACAGAACATTTTTACTTATACACAGCAAATAGATCATGCTGATTGGGATAAAGTACGTTGCACTATATCCGCTAACGCCACTAATGCTCCAGATGGAAGCTTAACAGCAGATAAAATAGTATGCGATTCAGAAACTAATCAAACATACTATGTTGAACAACTCAAAACACCCGACGGGTCATCTTCTTATTGTTATAGTGTTTACGCAAAAGCTGCTGAAAAAACATGGTTACATTTATATATTCACCCAAATGGTTTTGCAGGTGGTGGTACAGCATTAGAATCATATTTTGATATAGAGAACGGAACAGTAGGTACAACTTCTGCTTCAGTTGTAAGTAGTGGCATTGAAGCGGTTGATAACGGGTGGTATAGGTGTTGGATGACAGGTACCTCTGATGAGATTTTACAAACTGGTATAAGGGTATATCCAGCACATGCAGATAATGATAGAGATTTTGATAGTGACGGTACAGTTGGCATATATGTTTGGAATCCACAAGTTGAAATAGGATCAGCCCCCTCCAGTCCGATACTGTGTGAAGCATCTGCTACGACACGTAATGATGATGAGTTCTATATTGCCAGTGCTGATGTATCAGCAGCTTTTCGTAAAACTGTCGCATTTCAATTCATTCCAGATTTTGATAGTGATCAAACAACTGTTAATCATTGTTTAATAGATTTTGATGAATTAAATGATTCATCGCGTATCACTGTTAGATATAACGGGACTAATGATAAAATTGAATTGCTGGTTGACGATTCAGTTGAGGTATCAACTGATGCCTTAACTTTTAGTAGAGGTGATATTATAACTGTAATTATAGTTCCAGGTTCAACAGAAGGTAAAATGATAGTACTTGGTACAACTTCTGGTGATGGTACTTATAAAGGAATAGCATTCCAAACTACAGAGGGCGATGTATATCTTGGTTGTTTGCGAGATGGTACGTTACAATGTAGTGGTAAAGTTTCTAAACCATATCCATGGAAATAGAGGAGGGCTCAAATGCCTATAGCGTATAAAAATGGTTTGATAATAGACGAAACTGGTGTTGATGATGATGTTTCCAGTTTTATTATTGATAATAGAGGTAGTGATGGATTTAGTCTTACATACAAATGGACAAGCACTTTAGAAGGTACTTTTGCATTATTTTGTTGTGATGACGTTGATGGTGTGGGTACCGATGGTGTTGGTTGGGTTCCTGTAAATGGTGCTGGTGCTGGTACTTTTAGTACAGATCCTGCTGGTACGGCCGGTGAAGATGAAGATACTTTTACCGGTACACATGCTTATTACCGTGTTGATTTTACACATAGTGCTTCTAGCGGAGATTTGAAGATGGCAGTAAATGTTAGAGTACAAGGTAAGTAAGCAAATATAAGGATTTGTGATGGCCACACCGATGAAATTGGAGGCGAAGTTAGTACCGAACAAATCATTTGTTCATAGCAGGTGGTTTTATCGTGCAGAAGGTGAAGTGACAAATGAGTTCGAACGTAGCCATGAATTCGATCAATCGGTGTGGACCAAATACAATTGTTCTGTTACCGCTAATATGGTTTCTAATCCTATAGAAGCCACATATGCGAGCGATGAAGCAGATAAAATTGTTGAAGACGGGTCAACTGGTAATCATTATATTTACCAAAGTGTGACTGTTGATGGTGTTTCTTCATACACTTTTTCTGTTTTTGCTAAAGCCGCAGAGCGAAATTGGATTGCGTTGTTTTTGGCTAACAATGGTTTCCCTTCTGATGTTAGAGTGTTTTTTAACTTAGAAGATGGTACTGTTGGTACTATTATAGGTACACCAGACTATTATGGTATCGAAGAGCTTACAAACGGTTGGTATTATTGCTGGGTAACAGATGTCTCATCTTCGAACGTATCATCAGATTTTAGAGTTTACATGTGTGAAGCGGATAATGATGTATCGCACACGGGGGATACAGCCAGTGGTATATATCTTTGGCAAGCTCAATTAGAAACAAGCCCTTTTCCTACTAGTAGTATTAGTACTGCAGCAGTTACAGCTTCACGTAGTGCTGCTGATTTTTATATATCCGAAGAGGATGTACCTGCAACGGCTCGAGGATCTTTCACAACTTATTGGTTACCACCCTGCGATGTAACTATAAATGAGGAATATCAGACCTTTTTTAAGTTCGCAGATTCTGTTAATCCTGCGCAGTTACAAATGAGCCCAGATGGTTGTTTTGTATTGAGTGGGTTACCATCTGGTAATTTCAATACACCAATAGTTGATTATGTGCGTAATCAGTTAATAGGTATCACTGTAGAACCGGAATGGGGAACTCTAACTGTAAAAGGATTATCGTCTAATAATGGTACGATTGTAGGGGGTAATTGGTTAACTACAGATGGTGATTTACATTGGTGCAGAAATGAAATTGGTTTACATAATTATGGACTGCTTACTCTGCCTTGTACAAGAACTACCAACGTTTTGGAATTCCTCACAGATTTCGATAACGGTACTTTTGCAAATACCTCGAAACACTATGCACCTTACGGAACAGATCTTACAGAGTTTGATGCAGATACTCAAGCTATTATAGAAATAGATAGTACAGATTTTATATTAATGGAGAGAGAAGTAGAAAACCTTTTAACGTATTCTCAGCATATATTTACATGGTCTGCTACTCAAACATCAGTGGTAACAAATGCAATTACAGCACCAGATGGAACACTTACAGCAGATAAAATAGTAGAAGATATGTATGATACTAATCATTATGTATCTAATACAGCAACTCCTGATGGTACATCTACATATTGTTATAGTGTTTATGTTAAAGCGGCTGGGAGAGATGAAATCTTGTTATGGGTTACAACAGCTGGTTTTCCAGATGCTGCGACATGTTATTATAATCTTTCTACAGGTGCTGTAGGAACTGAAGGTGCTGGTATCGATAGCTCTGGAATTGATGATGTTGGGGGTGGGTGGTATAGATGTTGGCTCACATCCACATCTGAAGCTAATGTAGAGACAACGTTTATTGTTTATCTTGCAGACACTGGAGAAGATTTTTCATATCAGGGAGATGGTGTTAGTGGTGTATATGTTTGGAATCCTCAATTAGAGATTGGCGTTGCACCTACAAGCCCTATTGAAACAAGTTCAGTATCTGTAACACGAGATGCTGATGAGCAGACATTTACATCAAGTGATTACATATCTTTTATTTGCACTAAAAAACATGCGATTCGTTGGGTACCTGGTTATTCCAGTAATGATATAATGACAGCTGGGTATTTTTACTACTTTTACGATTCTGCTTCGAGTAAACATTTTAGATTACAAATTAATTCCTCGGGTGTTGTAAGTGTTTGGGAGTATGATTCTGGTTGGACAGAACGAGCTAACACTACAACCATAGTTTTTAGTAGAGAAGATAAAATAACAATTGTTTGTGATCCTGTAGAGGGTACCGTAGAAGTTTTTGGTGCTGCGTCAGGAGGAATACCAGATACGATAGGAACGTGGGATACATTTATTCCAACTACTTCTGATTTACATTGGGGCAGTGATTACCAAGGAGACAATCAAATTAATTCGTTTATTTCTAAAGCGTTTGTACTAGTACCGGCAGCTACCTATTCTAGTTATTATAGAAGTAATTTCGACACACTTACTGTAACTGATACTTTTACACAGGAAACCAATTATGTTAGAAGTGATTCGGATACGATTGCGGTAACAGACTATGTTGATGGAGACATTACTTAGGGAGTTAAAATGAGAGTATCATCCGGAGCATTATATTTAGATAGGGTCGTTGAATTATCAACCGGCTTGGATGATATTATTCTAATTAATACCTATCCTTGTAATGAACAAGTTGATGTCCCGGCTGCTGATGTAAATGGCTCTCAACCTCTTTATCTTACCGTATTGCGTACAGATTCCGCTGATGATTTTAGTAGTTGGCAGTGTTACTGTTACTGCATCAATTGATTATATAAGTGCTGGTTCCCCTGTTCATGAGGATGTAACAATATACGATGGAGGGTCTTTCCATGTAAATTGGGCTACTGATTCATCAATTACGTTTGTAGACACAGATGGTGGAACTAATTATGACGAATGTCGTCTAGTACTTGTTAGAGATACTGCTTTTGAGTCATTATCTACAATAGAGTTGACTATTACAGCTGCTGACGATAACAGTCACACGCTTGATACTTCTTATGTATTTACGGTTGAGGATTTAACACAACCAGAAATACTCACCGTTCAAACATTTGGTTTGACAAAGTTACGTGTGAAATTCAATGAGGCAATGGAACATGACACTGGAATACTTGGTGATGTTCTTCTTGTTCGGGACATATCTGGTGGTATTGAGATAGACCCCCCAAACGTAATTGCTTCCAGGAATATATTTACCAGTGATGACGTTGGATTATTCCTGTGTATAGCAGGAGCTGAGAACGCTTTGAACAACGGCATTTTTACAATTAGTTCATTAGTTTCTGCNACTACAGTAGCTTTAGATTCTACTACCCTTATTGCTGAGGATCTCCCAGCGGACATTTCTACAGTAACAGTATCACCATATCGTGTGGCTGGTGTGCCAGATGCAGATTTAATAAACCCCTATTTCGAGCCTATTGTCACTGCTGCCACAGAAATCACTCCAGATGAAATAGAACTTACTTTGCATACAGAAATAACTCAAAACCGTGATTATACTTTTGTTACGAAACTAGTAATTGAAGATTTGAATGACAATGTATTAGATTCTAGTAGTACACCTTTTGCATTTACAACAGAAGCTCTAAATATTCCGGCAAGAAGAGTAGACGCACATTTCAATATGTTGGATATGGTCCCAGAAGCTAATGTTACTAACGATAAGTCACTGGATTTGACAAGAGTTTTGATGTGTTGTGACGAAATCCTTCAATTACTTTTAGCCGATATCGATACGTTTCCAAATGTGATAGATTATAACCTTGTCAGCGCAGGTAATTTGAACGCTTTACTTGCTGATTTAGGAGCCCCTTTTACATTCACTGACAGCTTAACTGAAGATGCTAAACGCAGATTGGCCAGTACATTAATAGATGCTTATAAGAAAAAAGGCACCGAAATTGCTATGGAGTCTTTTATAAATTCAGTATTGGAAATCGAAGTTGATATTCGAGATTACAATACGTGGCCGGGTTTGTGGGTTTTAGGTACGAGTGGGTTAGGGCCGTATGATGCTAGTACAAATCCAAGCGCAACTGTCCTT